GCGTCCGAGACGAGCCCAGGCACCGCCTCGGTCAGCTTGGACTCCAGCTCCTTGCGGATCTCCGGCACCGTCTTGCCGATGCGCTCGAGCAGTTCGTCGAGCGTCTTGTCGTGCTCGACCAGAAGCTGCGCGAACTCCTCGGCCCGCTGGCCCAGCTGCTCGTTGCTCGTGATGATGGCGTCGAGAACACTATGCATTGTCAATGGGTGCGGAGGCTTTTGATCTTGGCGCGGCGATCAGTCACGCTCGCGAAGAGCGCGGTCAGCTTGTCCTCGGCGTCGGCCTTCTCGGCGAGCATCTTGCGCGCGTCGGAGAGCGTGACGATAGGAGCGGGAGGAGGAGGCGCCACGACTGGCTTAGGCGCGAATCCGAGCGGCTTGAGCGCCTGCTCGATCTGCGCCTCGCTCTTCGCGTTGTGGCCCAGCTTCTCGCGCACGGCAGCAAGCTTCGTCGCCTTGTCAGCCAGCCGCTCCAGCGGACGCTTCGCGCGATTGCGCCCAGCCTCTAGCGCATCGGCGACGTTTGTCGGCCGATTCAGTTCCTCGCGTTTGAGCGCCTCGGATTTCGCACGCGCCCAGCTGGCGCCGGCGTCACCGCCCCAAAGCGCCCACGCGATTCGGCCGGCGGAAGGATAGCCGTCCTCGCCAGGAGAGAAGCCGGTGCCCTGCTTGTCCACCTCGTGCCGCGCGAAATACGAGACCATCCGGCGCACGGTGTCGGGCGAGAGATTCGACTTGTTCGAGATGTCGCGCGCGCGAGCGACGCCGACTGCGGTGCCGCCGCGGTTGAACTTCTCGCGCCACTCGAGGCCGCGCTTGGCCTCGGCCGCCATTGCATCGGTCGGCGTCAGGTCCACGCTCGCGAAGCGCGCAAGCTCGGCCGGCGTCGGAGGTTGGTCCGGCGTTTCGTCCTCGGGAGATGCGGTCGATTCCGCCTGCGCCTCAGCGGCGGCGCTCGCCACGTTGTCGCCAGTAGCGGCAGCAGCGGCCGGCGTGCTCGGCAGCGAATTGGTCACGAGGCGGATCGCCGTTTCGGGAATCTCGTAGCGCTCGGAGAGCTCCTTGACGTAGCTCGCCTCCGCAGCGATCTGCTCGAGCCGCGTAAAGGCATCGGTGCCTTGCTCGGCCGCGATTTCTTGCAAGGACTTCGCGCCCTGGCGGTTCTCGTTAAGATTGGCTTGGCTCTCGCGACCGACGTCGATGGTGAGCTTGGGCGGGAAGCGCCACTCGCCGCGGGTCGCGCGCTTGAGCGCCTGCACCGGAGTTTCGCCAGCGCGAGCAGGAGGCGCCGGGATTTCGCCGCGAGCGATGGCGTCCAAGATCACCGCGTTCTTGATCGGGTCGAGCACCTTGTCCACCAGCACGCCTTGATGCCGCGCGAAGACGCGGTCGGCAGCGGCAAACTCCGCGCGCACGCTCGGGCCGGCGTAGTCCTGCGTGCCGAAGAGGACGCCCTTCGGGATGCCGACGGCGATCGAGAGCTCGTGCATCAGATGCGCGATGAACCCCGTAAACGCCGTGCTCGGCCGCGCCGGCATCGTCTCGACGCGATCAGCCTGGCCGAGATACTTGATCATCCCGACCTCGGAGAGCTCGTTCTTCTGCTGCTGACCGCTCGGCAGCGTCGCGCTCGGGGTCGGAGTGAAGAGGTTGCGCGCGTTGGCCGTGCCGCGGTCGGTGAAGACGAGCGCCGCCTGCTGCGAGGCAAAGCGCACGCCGGCCTTCTCGGCTTGCAAGATCTCGTGCAGCATCCGCGCCGTCTGGATCGCCGCGTGAAAGTCGGTCACTCCGCGGTACTGATCGACGCGGAAGGGATCGAAGTAGTGGCAGAAGTTGCCGGCCGGCACGTCCTCCGCGCCGAAGTAAACGCCCTCGCGCGTCACGCGGTAAATTCGGTACGCGACCGGCACGCCGAACTCGTTGGTGATGACGCCCTCGAAGTAGTTCTCCGAGTCGAGCCCCATCTCGTTTGGATTGCCGATGCGCGTCGCCGGCACCAGCTGCAACTTCAGCACATCGCCCACGCGGCGGATGACGAAGCCGCAGTCGCCGTCGACCGGCCGGTTCTCCGCGGCCAGCTGCACGAGCTTGCGGAAGGAATTGCGGCCCGTCGCGTCGGCCTGCTTGCACCACGAGTGAAACCACTCGCCGACCGTGGCGTTGTAATCGCGGTCTCCAGTCGCCGGCGAGTATTCGGTCGGCGTGAGGTAGTTGCCGAACTTGCGCGAGACCTCTTTTACCTCGGGGCAGTTCTCGACCAGATTCCGCGCTTCCCACATCATCACCACCCGCTCGCGCACGGTCTGCGAGGACTCGCTCGGCTGGCCGTATTGCGTCGGCGCGTAAAGCCGGTTCGTCTGCGCGGCGTTATAGCTGAAAAGCGCGGTCTCGACGCGAGCCTGGAGCCGGCGCAGCGCGGCCTGCGGAGCGATGGTCTCGAGCGCCCGCTCGAACCACGGCCGGTTGCGGATGACTTGGGTCGCGTCGAAAGTCTGCATAATCAATTCCCGGTGAAGCTGACGAACGTCGTGTCGGTCGTGTTGCCGTTTTGGTACTCGATGGCGGCGGTGATGTCGCCCAGCATCCTGTTGAGCGTGTTAAGATCAGCGCGCGTGACCGACTTGCCGTTCAGCGAATAGCTCGTGTTCAGAAGGCAGGCTTGAATCGCGTCCAAGACCTTGGACTTGAGCGTCGTCAGCGTCGCAACGTCAATGTCGAGGAAGGGATTGTCGGCCGCCATAAAAGAGCGGCCGCCGTCAAAAGGTTTTTTGACGCCCCGCGCTGGCTTCGATTTGACGACAAAAAAGCCGCCCCACTATGGGAGCGGCTTGATCTGCTTCGGCGGTCGCCCGCCTCGTCGGCCGTTGCGCCTTGCGGCGGCGGCCTTGGCTTCGGATCGGATCCGCCCGCCGAGGCGGCCTAGCGCGACCGCGGCGGGGTTCTTGGCTGCGTCTGGCATAAGCTCAGGACCGCGCGAAGCGGCCGGTTTTAGAGCAACGGACGGCGAGGAACACCGCGCCGCGGACGCCGGTCGCGACGTAGTAGCGCGGTTCCCAGCCTCGGCCGGCAAGATCAGCGGCGACAAGCGGGCCGACTTCGAGGGCTTCGACGGTGTAAGTGCGGGAGTCGATGGTGGTCTTCATTGGTCGTTGTTGATTACGTGCAGAGAGAAACCTAAGCGGTGGGGATAGTCAAGCGCCTTTCGGAAAAAAGTTGGGGCGGGTGGTAAGCCCGCCCCGGTGGGCTTACTTTGAACCGATGTCCCAGGGGAAGCAGCCGAGCTCGGCCGCCTTGCGGTTCAGTAGCCAAAGCGGGATGGCGAATTGGTCTTCGGCGTTCACGTAGAAGTCATCCTTGATAAAGGTCAGCTGCGACTTCGGGAACCAAGCGATCCGATTGCTGCCGAGCACCGAAAAACCAACGGCCTTTTCAGTTTGGCGGATCGGGGTCGCGGGGTGGCTTTCATCGCGGCCGGTTTTGTTGAACTCAGTCATCGTCGTGTTTTTCATAACGTGACCAGAGAAACCCAACCGCTCGGGAATCTCAAGAACTATTTTGAGGAAAAGCGCAGCCCCAATTCCACGCTACGTCTTCGCCGGCACGAAGCGGATGATGCCCGCGATGGTCGCCATACAAAGGAGCATCGCCGAGGTATCGAGGCCGTGGTTGGGCGCGTTGCTCCGTACCTCGCGCCATTCCCAGACGCCCGTCCGCACCTCGACCTTCGCCTCGCCCTTGATGTGCTCAAGATAGAGCGGGTTAACGTCGGACGGAAGTTCCCAGCGCAAGTCGCCCTTGCCCTCGAGCGCGGTCGCCAGCGTGTCCTTGAAGTAGTCGCCAGACCAGTTGTAAAAATAGACGTCGCCTCCGCGGTAGTCGCTCACCTGCGGATCCGAGAACGGGAAGTTGACCATCGTCCCGGTCGCCTCGTCGCGCATCGTCCACGTCCGCCGGCCGTACCCGCGCATCGAGCGCCAGCCGAACTCGGCGCAGTCGCGGTCCACGTCCGCCGGCCGATAGCCGCGGTCCTGCGCGACGCAGGCGCTTGAGACCTTGAACCGCTCCTGAAGCGCCCGCAGCTGGTCGCGCGTGTCGATGCGGCCGAACCACAGCTGGCGGTAGCGCGGCCCTTGCGCCGTGCTGAACGCGCCGACCTCGACCCAAAAGTGATCCTGCTGCCGGTCGATCGCCATAAAGCGGATCGCCTCGTCGGGGATCGACTCGCCTTGCGCGTAGTCGGCCAACTTGTAGCCCGAGTCCTTCAGCAGCACGTTCACCGCCTTCTTTTCCACGATCCACGGCAGCGCTTGCCGCTTCGTCCGAAACTCGATCTTCGCTTGCTCGTCGCCCGTGCGGACCAGCTGGTTTTCGGCCTGGAGGAACTCTTCCACGAGGAGCCGCATCGGCCGAGTAACGATTGCTTCAAGGCGGAACGACCGCACCTCACGCGGCGCCGCAGCATTCATCGGCACGAAGCGCCCGGTCTTCGCCCAGCCGGCGCGGGTCGCGTCGCTGTCCGCGGACTCGTGCCCGCAGGAGATGCAGCGAAAGCGGCAGGTCTCCACCGCGCGGCCGACGTCCCACGTCTCGTCATCGCGGCGCGCCGCTCGGTCCCATACCACGCCGCCGCGCTGCTCCTTGCTTAGAATCTCGAACGCGACCGGCAGCACCTTGCGGCAGCCTGGGCACTCGGCGTGCCACTCGCCTTGATCGCCCGAACGAAAGCTCGTGTCCTCGACGTTGCCCGTTTCCGCGTCCATCACCGGCGCTTGGCTCGCGTTGTAGATCTTTGAGCGCCCGACCTCCTCGAACTTGGAGACGCGCGCCACCGCGTGGCCGTAGATCTCCTGCCACCGCGGAAGCCAGAGCTCGTCGTTGATCTTGTAGCGGATCGACTGGCTCTGCTGGGTCGAAAGGTTCGCCGCGTTCAGCGTGACGAAGAAGCCGCCAAAGAAAATCTCGGTCGTCGTGCGGTGCGGCCCCGGCTTCGGCAGCATTGCCGCCACCGGCCGGCAGCGCTCGAGCAGCGGCCAGAGGCGCGTCTTAGCGTGCTTCTCGACCATCTCGTCCGTCTGCATCGTCCAGCTGATCGGGCCGGGATCGTTCGCGATGATCCAAGGCAGCCAGACGTCGGCCACCAGCGTGCCGCCAATCTGCACCGCCTTGCGGAAGTGAACGCGCCGAACCAGCGGGTTTTGGAGTGCGTCGAAGATCGGCACCAGCCACGGCGAGAGCCGCACGTTGAACGGCCCAGGCGTCGCGTAAGATTCCGGCAGCTGAACGTGCCGCCGCGCCCAGTCGTAGATCGGCGAGCGATCCGGCCGCGGGAGGCGAAAGCCGGCAAGGAGTTGCTCGGCGCTCATTCCTCGGTCGCGCTCTTCCGTATCGCCTCCGTCTCGAACCGCGCAAGGTTGCCCGCGATCACCTCGCGGATCTCGTCCAGAATCAGCCCGCCTTCGACGTTCGCCTCCGCGGCTGACTTGCCGGCGACGCGCGGACCGAGCTCGACCTCAAGCTTGAGCCGCAGCAGCAAGTCGAGCTTCTGCGAAAGCAGCTGGAGCATATCTTGCACGACCTCGCGCTCGACCACGTTGCCGCGTTCGCGGCCGAGCTTTAGATCGCGCAACTCGATGTCGCGCCGCATTAGCTCGGCCTTCAGCGCGCCCAGGCTTCCGTCCTTGATGCGCCCGAGCCCGCGCTCGTCGCGCCACGCGATCAGCTGCTCGACGGTCGCCCCGGTCGGCCAGTCGTCGCGCTTCTGCCATTCGCGCAGCGTCGGCCGCGTGATTTTGAGCGCCCGAGCGAGTGCGTCCTGTGTCATCGTGTCGCGTTCCGGCAAGATTGCCTCAAGGCCCAGCCCCGTTTTTTTGCGCTAGGTCTTGCAACC